CTCCTTGAGTTTGGCTTCAACTAAATCAATAATCTCAGTGGCTGTTCCGTTACCGTCTTGCCATTCAAAGTTAATCAAGCGTCTGTCTGATTCCGTCAGCCCTACCCATGTGCGCTGTGGTGGGGCGGTGTAAAAAGCAATTTCTTCTAATCCCATTTCATATGCTTCTTCGGGATAAATAGCAGGTTCTTGATTTAATTCTGTGTTGCAAACAGGACAGTACTCTGGCCCTGCCTCACAGTGCGCCACAGGCTCTTGCTCTGTCACCATTTTCCTAGCGTCAGGAATATGGTCTTGCTCTGGCTGTGCCAAGGCCGCAATGACATCATTAACAAGCAATTGCAATGGGTCAATAGGGGCAAGCCCAAGGCAACTGATTTGGAGCCGTCTAACCAATGCTTTATGTGTCATGCTTGTTCTCCTCTGGCTCTGATGGCGGCGGCAACGTGCTTCAATGGCGGGTCATCAACATCTTTTGCAATGCACCGTGCCTCAATGTCATCAACCACCTTTGCACAGGCTTCTCTTTCAAACGCAACCATCTTCTTGCACATCAATGTCCATGATGCGTTCTTATTTGCATTGGCTTCTTCTGTTGCTTTGGCGGCTACAAGGTTGGCAAAGGCTGTTATTCGCTTATGCCAATCAAGAGAACAGCAATCAATTTCAAAGCCAGCCTCGCTTGCCATCTCAATGATTTCATCTTGTGTCATGCTTTACCCTTATTGCATTGACAGTTCTTTGTGCCACGTTGTCACTTTCACACTGACCAAAAATAATTGCACAGCATCGGTCTTGCTCTTGTTGTGTGACTTTGTCGGCTACAAGGTTGGCAAAGGCTACAAGCCCTTCCGTGTAGGTTGGCTTACCTACAAGCCCCGACTGCCTAGCCATCTCAATGATTTCATCTTTTGTCATTTCAATCCTCGAATGTAAATTGCAAAGCTGTGCAATGTGTCCTTGCCAAACCCTTCCATCTTTAAGATGGCTTGCGCGACTTCTTCAATCACTTGGTCACGATATGGGTTAAGTTTTAACGCGGATTCCACCGCACGTTTGCGCCACAGGCTTTGCCGTTCTATTTCGTTGAATGCTTCATCTTCTTCAGTCATAGCAGATTCCATCCCCACATAAAAAAGAAATACAAAATTCGAAACATCACACCAAGCACAACTGCATAAAAACAAGCTAATGCGGTATAAAAAAATGTTTCATCGCACTAGCCCATCGCGCCTTGGCTTGACGGCATCGCGGAAAGAAAACAGCTTGGCGTGTTTTGGGTTAACCAAAGCAAACAGCCGCCCAATATAAGGAATGATGTTGTTGTTAATTTTCCAGCCGCTGTCGGAATTTTCTGCCAAGTTGGAATGATGGCGCAACACTTCAATGATGACCCGCGCTGAGTAATGTTTAAAGCCAGCGTTAATGACGCGATAGGCTTCTTGCTCAAACGCCATCCAGATGTGGTGGTTTTCTGGTATCCAGCACAGGAATTCATCGCTAAACAATTCTTTATTTTCAAACACAATATCTTCAATCATTTTTAATCCTTTTAAAAAATACGCAATATCTCTACAACTTCGGTTTCTCGGTTAATGTGTGATGTGTATGAGCCTTTGCCATACGTTTTTTGCATGAAAGAACTACTCCACGATTGCACGTTTTTAGAACCATATTTTTTTATTGGCAATTGAGCTACCGCACCCACTTGCAAATTGGCTAAATGTTCAGCGCAAAAATTTGTAACTTCGCGAAATGGCAGTCTCATTTTTCTAGGTTTTTCTGGTTTTGATTCTGCAATTTGCAATTTGCCATGCTTGTTACCTTGTGCGTCAATGATTGCAAACTGACAATTTAATGACTGCAAAATTATTATGGCTTTGTTTAATGTAATTTCGTGTATTTTCATGTCATGTCCTTTTGGCGACTTACTGGTTGCCCATGCGCCTTGTTTAGAAACAGTTGGTGGAACAGTTGCTTCCATAGCAACAAGTCGTACAAGTCACATATTTGCCGTCAATGTAGTACGTGTGTGTTGAGCAAGCCGCCCACGCACTTGCGCTAGCAAACACGATGTAGAGTGCAATCAGTTTTTTCATGTTAAGTCCTTTCAAAATGGAATATCGTCATCGGGAATATCGCGGTTGCGATTGGGTCGAGGGTCAGCCCCTTTGGGCTTTTCCTTGTCGTATGGTTCATTTATGTAGGCGTATCCTTCCCACATAAGCGGCACAAGGTCAAGTTTCAACATTGGGCCATGTTTGCTGTTAATAAGCGCACCAATTTTTTGGTACTTCTTTTTTGTCTCGCCTTGTGCGTTGACGTATTCGCCAAGCACGGCAGTGACTTCAAAACTTTTATGGGTTGTAAAATTTATGATGTCAGTCATTTAGTTTCCTTTGAAATTTCAGCTTGCTTTTTAATTGCGCTTCGGACTTTGCTATCCAGCTTTGACCACAGTGCCACTTTTTCATCGCCATCAGTGATGCCAATAAAATTCTCATATACGCCGTGAACATCGTCAGCGGCAAAGCGTTCACCGATTGCGTCAATTACGTGTTGCAATACGGCTTGGCGATTGGGTGCGATTGATTCCCAAGACCCTTGCGTGGGTGATATGCGATTTACAGGCTTGCTTGCCGCGTTGCCATCATCACTTGGTAAATCTTCGCCAGCATAGATATACAAGCCCAAGCCATGCAATGACAATGCCTTGGTCATGCAACGCATAATGGTTGTATTAACGGCAAAAGAATCGAATTCAATGCGTCTTTCTTTGCCGTATTTATTAACAACAGTCTTTCCCGCAAATGGAATTGAATCATTTGAAGAATCCATCACTGGAAGTTGGCAAGTCATTGGTTTGCCAAACATGGTGACTGTGACCCAAACCATTGCCGTGCCGTTAATGTCCATGTAACATTTATCGCCAAACATTTCCACTTTAAAAGTTGCAAGCGAGTCGGCTTTTAATGCTTCAGCCCAAGCCCAAGCCCATGACAAATACGTAAGGTTGTTCTTTTTTTCTGTATGGTCATTTACATTGGTTTTTAACAATTCTTGAATGTTCATTTAAATATCCTTTTCCATCAGTTGTTGTTGCAAAGTTAAGATTTCTTCTTCGTCATTTTTCTGGAATTGTTTTAAGGCTTCAATTTCCGAATCCATGCGCCTGATGTACCCTTGAAGCATTCCGCACTTGAACGCGAGCCTTGCACGTGGGTCATCGGGATATTGTTCGCGTGAAACCTTGTCGGCTTCATCCATCATTTCATTTGCTTTCATTTGATTTCCATTAAAAAAGTTACGACAAACAACAAGACTGCCAAGTAAACCAACAGCGGCAAATTGGAATGGGGTTTGATGCCCAACAAAATGCCTTGCCAAAATTCATCTTCGGCAGTCATCCGCGCATGAGGCGGCGGCACATACTGCGAACCAATCTTGAGACCAGTTCGCGTTGTGTAGGGTAAGTTAAGGAAAGTCACGTTCGTACTCCCAACGGTTAAAGTCGGCTTCGGCGTTTTCGCTTCGGACAAATTCTTGCCAATCACTACGAGCTTGGGCTTCAATTTCCGCTTGGTTTTTTGCGCTGAGTTCATCCCAAATGTCCTTTCCTGATTCGTCAAAAATGTAAAACTCAAAACTAATGCCAGATTCATCTTCATCGACTGGCTCATATTCCACCAGCACGGTGTCGCCATTTTCTAAATCAAAGTCAAAGCAGTTCATTTTGCCAACTCCTTGATAATTTCCACAATGAATGGCAGGGCAAACAAACAGCCGACAGCAAGTGCGCCCAAAAATTCACTTGCGGCTTTGCATCGTTTGGCAATTTTGGCTTCGTAAGTTAAGCGATTCATTTTCAATCCTTTTAAATTTGCCCCCGAAGGGGCGTGTCGAGTTAAGCCAGCAACATTTCTTCAGCTTGTGACTTCATGCGATTGCCATTGCCAAACCAAGCATTGTTCATGCGGGTGTCTACGTTGTGACCGCGTTCATGGTCAACGTATTGCGTAACAGCGTTCAGCAAGCCCCATTTTGTGCCGTATACGCCTGTATTTGTTGCACCCATACCCGCACCATCAAACAGTTCTAAAACGCGTTTAAACCCGCGAGATTCTTTGAACGTGTTGGTTTGTTGGTTGTATGCGGCAGGGAACAATTCATTAGTGAAGTCACGCGCATATTCGCTTGATACGCCTTGACGAGCCAATTTGCGATATTTGTCCATCATGCCGTCAAAACCACTGACAACCAAACCCAAGCGGTCACGCATTAACGATTGGTCAAATTCTGCGCCGTGGGTCAATACAACGCGGCTTGGTGCGTTTTCTTGGTCGGCGGCTGATAGCGTGTTGTTGCATACAACGCGGATGCTGGTGAATTGACCAATGGTTGCGGCAGTGCCATCAAACGATGTGCTTAACAGCAAATAACCGCGCACAGCATCGTCTTGCAACACAACGGCTTCACGATTGACGTTTGCCAATGCCCAAATGCGTTTGCCGCCTTTGATTGCGCCAGCAACTTCCAGCGTAAACCCTGCCGATTGAACAAGCGTGTTGAAAAATTCCAACACTTCGGCGGGCTGATGAACCTTGTAGCGGTCAGTGACCACACCCAAAGGCGCGTTTGTGTCGTTGCGATAAATGACGTTTTGATTGGGCATTTGGTCATAGTTTTGACCGTCCCATGTAAACATGATGGGCGACAGCTTTGCTTCCCAATCCAGCCCTGCTTCTTTGCGCCATACGTCAATGGGTGCGTCTTGCGTCAGTTGTTGACCCAGACCATGCCAAGGCGTTGCGTTTGCGTAAGCAATTTCTGCTTTGCCTGTGATTGCGTTTGTTTCGATTAAATGAGCCATTTTTGATTCCTTTAGATTTGGTTAAGTTGCATCGGTTTGTTAAGCCGATGAATGAATTATGCATGAAAACTTAACAAACCCCACAATTTTTGGAATTATTTTTTTGTAATACTTTTGATTGGAAGTGTTAAGTTAATCTAAAACACGTGTTTTCAAACTTAACAATGGACAATTTGTTAAGTGGCTGGTATGATGTTAAGCATGAACACACAAACAGCAATCCAACTCGCTGGCTCAAAAGCCAAACTTGCAACCATGCTTGGCGTAAGCCGTGCGGCTGTCACGCAATACAAGGAAATTTTGCCATTCAAACGTGAAATGCGTTTGTATGAATTGCATCCTGAATGGTTTACAGAACCACCCAAGCCAAGAAAAATTGTCATTGAAGCGGCTATTTTGACACCGCTTTAAAAAAGTGACGCATAATTGAGGCACGGCTAGGGTAGCTCCCGAAAAGATGATTCTTCACCATCCTGCCGATGTTTCTTGTGAAGATGACCAATGAAGTGAGGTTATATGCACTATTACCAATTCCATATTGGCGATTATCGAGCCGCCACCGCCCATTTATCCAATGATGAAGATTTAGCTTATCGCCGACTTTTGGATATGTATTACGACACCGAAGACCCAATCCCAATTGATACCGATTGGGTTGCCAGACGTTTGCGTTTGGATTCCCATGTCATTGTTTCGGTTTTAAAAGATATGTTTGTGCTTTCCGAATTGGGTTGGCATCACGCAAGATGCGACAAGGAAATTTCTGTTTACAAAGGGTTTTCTGATGCTGGAAAACGTGGGGCGGCTAAAAGGTGGGGAAAGGGAGGTGATAGCCCCCCTATAACCCCCCCTATAGCAACCATTAACCATGAACCAATAACCAATAACCATAAATCAATAAAAGAAAGAGCAACTAGCGTTGCTTGCCCACCAGATGTAAGCCAACAGGTTTGGGCTGATTGGTTGCAATTGCGGAAAACCAAAAAGGCATCGGTCACCGAAACTGTTGTTAAGGGCGCACGAAATGAAGCCGCCAAACTTGGTTGGGATTTGGAACGGTTTTTGGTTGAATGGTGTACGCGAGGCAGTCAAGGCTTAAAAGCTGAATGGGTTGATGACAAGCAAACAAGCATGACCAAAACAGGGCAAATGAACCAAACAGTGATGTCGGGCTTAACACGCGGACTTATGGGAGGCGGCAAAAATGTCAAATTTCTCGGAAACTGATTTTGTTGAAATGGATGAAGGGCTTGATTACGTTTTTGTAATGCTTGGCGGCATATATGGTCAAGCATTCAATCGCAATTGGGAAGGAATGGATTTGGTTGTTGTGCGGCAGATATGGAAAGACCAAATCGGCACGTTTTTGACATACAAGCCAAGCCTTGATTACGCCTTTGGCAGATTAAGCGGCGATTTCCCGCCAAGCGCAATTAAATTTCGGGAATTCTGCAATGCTGGCCCTGCTGTGCCGCGCAAGGAATTACGCATTGAAAACAAACCAACGCCTGTTGACCCGCAAGTGGTTGCTGAAGCCAAACGCAAGCTGGCGCAAATGCGCGGCGGTCAAGGCGAACAATGGTGGCACAAATGAACCGCAAGATAGCAAATCTTTTATTGGACAAATGCAAAGATGGACAACCAACTTCACCACAATCAATCGAGCAAGCCCTTCGATGGACAGGCGACTTACCGCAAAAGTTTAGCCCACTTAATTTGGATGGCTGGTCTGAAAGGCGCAAAACAATACGCATGGCAAAGGGCAAAGCAGTTGGACTCTGAACCAAGCGGAATGTATCGCGGCATAGCTGATGACTTAACAAAGGCGATGAATGAAATACGCAAAGATTGATGACAATCAAAAAGTGATTGTTAACGCATTGCGGATTGCTGGCGCAAGCGTCCAATCATTGGCGGCAACAGGCAAAGGTTGTCCCGATTTGTTGGTTGGCTATGGCGGCGTAAATTACCTGATGGAAATTAAAGATGGCAACAAAGTGCCAAGCGCACAAAAATTGACCATCGACCAAGAACATTGGCACAGCGTTTGGAAGGGCGCGGTGCATATTGTTAAGAACGAAAACGAAGCATTGAAAATTTTGAAAGCAAAAAATGATTTACCGACTTGAAAACCCCAAACAAGCCCACGCATTGATTTTGTCGTTGTGGAACAAAATAAAAATGTCATTGGAAAGCGGCAAATGCTTAACAATGGAAATCAAAGCCGAAAGTAAAACACGCGACCAAGAGGAGATGTATCACGCATTGATTGGCAAAATAGCCAAACAAGCACAACATCAAGGCGCACGATGGGACGCGGACGATTGGAAAAGATTGTTGTTGCATGAATTTGCAAAGCTAGTAAATTTGCCTCAAGGCAGGATTGTTGCCAGCTTGGACGGCACAGGGATTGTGCAACTTGGATTGCAAAGCAGAAAATTAACCAAAGAACAAGGAAGCGAATTTATAGAATTTTTGTTTTCTTGGGCGGCACAAAATGGAGTGGACTTAACATGAGCCGCAAACAATGCCGTAGAAAAATATGGGCAAAAGTTAACCCCATTGAATACGCCATCACAGGCGCGGCGGTGACAGCCGAGGACAAATTGGACAAATTACGCATGAACGAATTAAGCGCAATCGAAAGCATGGTCAAAGGCAACGCCACGACTGGCGATTGGCGGGTGCTGGTTGATATGCTTAACATTGCTGAGACAATGGGCAATCATGGCATTGGTATTGAGGTTTTGCCTGTGTGTGAAATTGTGCAAGCGGAAATGGAAGCGGCGGCAAGACGATATGAAAAAAGCCGCAAAATGGGTTTATCAGGCACAGGCATTCGCTACATCAAAGAGCTTTACGCCTTGCACGACCTACAACGGCAAAGCATCAGCCGCACCGAGTTTGAACGCATGATAGAAAAAACAATCAATTACATTCGTTCCAATCACCATCGAGTTGTTCACATCACATGAGACAAAAATTCCAATATTGGCGAAGCAAACAACATTTGAAAAACGTGGCATCACTGCCATGCCAACAATGCGGTTTAGAGGGGCAAACGCAAGCCGCACATAGCAACCTATCAATTCACGGCAAAGGGCGGTCTATCAAGGCTTCTGACGAATACACGGTGGCATTGTGCTTTGCTTGTCATCACGATTTGGACGCGGGTCACAGCTTAACAAAAGATGAAAAGCAACGAATGTATTTTGATGCGTTAAGGAATACATGGTTAGAATTGCTTGCGCGTGATTTGGTTGTGGTTGACGTACCAGTGCCAAAGGTGGAAAATTAACAAACATCAAGACGCATGGGGATTGTGCAAGTCGCGAGACGTGGCGGCGACCAAACAGGCACATCGCTTGGAGTGCAGTCCCCAGCCGTGTTGGTGAAAGCGGATGCTGGTATCGTGTACGCAAGGCAATTGCGCCAGACACAGCGAGTAGCCAACAACCTTAAAGGAACATCATGGTTAAATTTACCGCCAGCATTGAAGCACCGCAACCCGACCCTGTGATGGATTTCACAATCTGTTTGCTTAACAGCGTGACCACGGCGCACATTCTTCATTTCCAAAGCCGCAGTTACAGCCAACACATGGCGCTTGGTGCTTATTACGAGGCCATTGGCGACCTTGTGGACGCATTTGTTGAGGCATTCCAAGGCAAATATGGCTTGTTGACCAAATACCCCGCCACTGCTGATTTGTTTGCTAGCCAAGACCCTGTTGGATACTTAACGTATTTGAAAGACGAGGTGGCAACGCTACGCAAAGCAAATGGTTTTCCGCAAGACGAGGAATTGCAAAACGAAATTGACAATATTGCCAACCTGATTAACAGCACACTTTACAAATTGAAATTCCTTGCTTAACAAAAGGACACGACATGACAGCACAAATCAAAATTGTTTACAAAAAAACAGCGGATTTAATTCCATACGCCCGAAACAGCCGAACGCATGATGAAGCGCAAATCGCGCAAATTGCCGCGTCCATTAAAGAATTTGGCTTTACAAATCCCGTGTTGATTGACGGCACAAACGGCATCATTGCTGGACATGGGCGTGTAATGGCGGCACAAAAATTGGGTGAAGAAAAAGTGCCGACCATTGAATTGGCACATTTGTCCGAACATCAAAAACGCGCATACATCATTGCCGACAACAAGCTGGCACTCAACAGCGGGTGGGACAACGAAATGCTGGCGCTTGAAATGGAAACATTACAAGAGGCGGGCTTTGGCATTGATTTGCTTGGCTTTGATGACAAAGAATTGAAGGGTATGTTTGGCAATTTGGATGACGCTGGCGATGATGATTTGAAAGAGCCAGTCGATGAAAGCCGCAATTTGTTAATGATTGAATGCGAAGGCGAACGCGAATTGGAAAAATTGTTTGCCGAAATGCAAGAAAGGGGCTTTGAATGCAAAATTTTAAGTTAACCCTTGCATCGCCAGTCGCCACATCGTTTCGAGCAACCAAAGCGGCAAACAGCCTTGACATTGATTCAGAAAAAAAGTCCGTCCATCATTTTGAAGTTCAAGCCGACTTAACAACGCCATTTAATATTGGCTTAATTGTTGGCGCATCTGGTAGCGGCAAGACAACGCTTGCCAAACACATTTATGGCGATGAATGTTTCAAAGAAATTTTGGACATGACGCAACCAGTCATTGACCAATTTCCTGAATCCATGTCATACGATGAATGCGCGGCAATGTTGTGCGGCGTTGGATTGACCGCTGTGCCGTGTTGGATTCGTCCCGCGTATACGTTAAGCAATGGACAACGCGCACGGGCTGAATGTGCTTTACAAATGGCACGCGATGACATTGCAATGATTGTGATTGATGAATGGACCAGCGTGGTTGACCGAACGGTTGCTAAAGTTATGTCGCATTGCATACAGAAACACGCACGGAAAACAGGCAAAAAGATTGTGTTAATGTCTTGCCATTACGATGTAATTGAATGGCTTAACCCTGATTGGGTCATTGATGCCAACAAACAAACGTATGAAAACCGGAGGTCACTTTGGCGGGACTTCAAGCGCACTGAACAAATCCAATTTGACATATACGAGACCACGCGGGGCACATGGCCTTACTTTAGCAAGTATCATTATTTAAGCGACC